AGCTCGCTCTCCAGCCTGTCAAGGTCGAACCCGCTGATTGTAACATCGTGTGTATCACTCATCGTTTTGTTTGTGTGTTGTTGTTCCAGCCTCGCTTGATGTATCCAGCAGAATCGCATCCGCCTTCTTCACCGCATTCCTTCCTGCCATTGTCGCTGCATGTTGATCCTTCCACGTTGGGTGTCTCCCCATCAGTGACTCCAGAGCATCACGCATCTCTTGTATCAGTGTCCTAGTGTCTTTGTTCATCGTAAATCCGCCCGGTTAAGTTTCCTGCCCATGCAGTCAATGTTGATCTCCGATTCATGCCGCCACACCTCGATGCCGGGGGCAAACTCCACCAGCACGCAGTTGCATCCGCGCATGTCATCCAATACGGAGAAAAACCACGCCCTTTCTGGTGACTTGTCACTCTGACGGTAAGGGGTTGTCAGCGCGACATATCCCGCAGCCTCCGCATCCCGCTTAGTCATCAGCGGGAATGGGAGATTCAAGGTAGGTTCTTTCGTATTGGTTTTTCGGGTTTTCAAAGAGCTTTCGGATTGGGTTGTTGACCCAGTTGTATGCTTCGTTTTCGTCTTGGTCATCTTCATGTTCGTCGGTTAAGTTGTCCCCTACGTTGTTGCCGAAATAAGGGTCGATGTCCATAGATCAGAAGGGTATTTGTAAATCATCATCCTGTGCCTGCCCGCCACCATTGTTTCCAGTGAATCCTCCGACATGCTTGAAGTTGCCTAGAATCGGCCCCTTCTCGCCAGCTTGCCTGCGGTCTTTGCCCAAGTCTTGCGCGACGAATCCATCGTTTCCGTATTGATCCTTGCCGTTCTTGTTCTCAAAGAGGGTGAGCGCAAGATACTTGCCGTTCTTGCCGTCATACAATCCTGTCTTGTCAATTTTTGTTACGTTAATGTTAATTGCAATCATTGTTTTGTTTTGGTTGGAGATTGGTGGCAGACTATTTGCCCGGTCTGCCAGCGGTCACACACCAATTTATTCCACAGAAAGCCATTTCGGAGTGGTGATTTCCTGCACGCCCTCGATTGTGCGCGTCCAGATGTCATTGGCAAGACAATTCTGCCACTTTGCAATGGCATTCATGTAGCCCACCCGCCCGATGTCAATCAGGCCGGGATCAAGTGACACCCACGCAGTCTCATGCGGTGCGTCAGTCTCCACGAACAAGAACCAGAATTGCTCCCGGTTTTCGCCTGTGACTGCGTTCCACAAGTCGAGATAGAGTGCCGCCTGCCAGTGGTAGCCCCGGTTCACCACAAGCCTTGTGAGGGCATCCAGCGAGCCAATGCTTGAAGTTGTCTTGAGGTCTGCCAGCACGTTACCATGCCGGGGCGCGATGTCCACCATGCCTTTCACCGGGGTTGCTCCGATGCTGGCGTACAGCGCAACCTCGTAATCCTTCTCCCCTAGTGAGAACAGGTGCGGGTCATTCATCACGACATCCGCGATGTCCTGCGCTTTGCTCATCGTTTCCTGGGTGATTACAGTCTTGCCAACTTGGGCGTCACGCCACTCCTGTGCCGCCTTGGTGCGGAATGAGTCAAACTCGCTAACGGCAAACTCATCCGCCACAGCATCCGGTGTGAAGCACAAGGCATGAACGAGGCTGCCAAGCTCCATTGCCGCACTGGGCTTTTCTGCCTTGCTGTGCCTCCACTTAAAGGCGGATTCACTGAATTTCCACAGCATGCTCTTAGAGACTGGTCCCTCAAGGTTTTGAGGGCTGCAAGTGTCTGCGTGGTATTCTTTGCCTGCGATGTTCTTTTGTATTCTCATGCTTCCTCCTTTCTCGCTGCGATCATCGCGTCTGCGTAACGGTATGCTTCGGCGGCGCACCTCTGTGGTCCATTGTCCCCAGTGTATTCATATCCTGGACGACATGCGGCAAGTAAGCCCTGCATTGCCGCTGCCGCGAAGTAGTCGCGGAGGCTCATGCCGTTGGTTCCGCCGCCATGCGCCGGAAACGCAGTTCCGCCGTTGTCTTTTGGTTTTTTCATGCTTTTGTGTCCCTTCTCTTTTGTCTTGCTTTAAGTTCGTTCTGTATTGCCTTGATCCGCTCCCTATCCCACCAGTCTTTTTCCTCTTTTACTTGGTAGTCGGATAGTAATCCCTCCAGTGTTTCGGTGCGGTATTCCTGCACCCCGTTTGTTGGGTTCATTTCCATAGCTGTTCAATTTCCTCCTCGGTTTCCGCCATTTTAGGCGGGTTTTTCTTTGCTTCTGCAATGAGCTTTCGAGCCTCGTCCAAGCCATCGCCCTTGGGTTCTAGTACCTCTGCTTCAATGGTGACTGGCGCGGGTTCTGGGGTTGGTTCCGTGGTGGGTTCCGCTGCGGTGAACGGGTTAGGTTTCGGAGTGACGTTGCGGACCTCCGAAAAGTCCCTCACCTCGTCCTGAGTGTAAAACCCAAGGGACAAATCGGAGGCATAGGCGCGACTCCAGAAGGATGCCGCCCGATACCGGAGCATCTGTCCTGGCATCGTTAGCCACTTGCTCCCGTTCTTTGTACTCCACCCCTCTTTTTTGGCCATCTCTAGCGTAATGCGTTCGCCTTTGAGTTCCTGCCCGCTTTCCTTGTCGGTGGCGACGGCATAGCAGGATGTGGGGGTATCCTCGTTGTCAAAGACGAATCGAAGCGGAGTGTAACGCCCGCATGAGTTAATCATGCCGATAAGGGCTGTCGCGCTCCAGCTTGGCCGCCCGTGGATGATTGCCAGATTCTGACAGACCATAAGCGGGTCGAGCCGGGTGCGTTTCGCCACGTTAATGGCAATGCCACAGTTCGCCACGTTCCCTTGGAAGTCCTTAGGGACTAGGCTGGAGGATGCCAGCATCTTTGCCTGCCTTTGGGCAAGTTCAAACTGCTGCGTTTCTGCTTGCACGATGGCAAGCACGTTGCTGGTTGTGTTTTCGGCAAGTGCCGTTGTGTCGTTTGTTTCCATGTGTTGTACTTGGTAAGCGTGGTTCTTTTCGCTCATGCCCGGTGTGGCATCAAGAAAAAAATCCACTTTTTTCATTCGTTCGTGTTTTCGGTATTTTCGGGTTCCACGGGTTCCTCATTAAGAAGCCACGGCATTTCCTGTCTTACTCGGTCAATGACGTTCTGGATTTTTCCCTGCCACTGCGATTCTTCCATCATCCGCTGCACCCGCCCCCGCGCATACATGACGGAGACTGGGGAGCTATAGCGGCAGCGTGCCGCTGTTTCGTCCAGCGTCCTTGTTTCACTCCAGATAGCCGCCACTAGGTGCCTCGCCGGGGTTATTCCCTTCCGGGTTAGCCTGGAGGCTACCATCTGCGGGCAGACTCCAAACTCTTGCGCGACAATGCCGACGAGCTGTTGGAAAAGTAACTCCTGCTCTGGGTCTTCGATTTCGGTCATCGCCGCCCGTGACAGTGTTTTTTTCATTCGTTCGTTTTCCGCCCGTAGTTCGGAGCATAGGGCAAGCAAGCGTGCTGCCTCGGTTTCGATTGTTTCAAGGCTCATTCTTCCCACCTTCCTACAGTGCGGTGCGCCCGCAGGACTTCCGCAAAGTTTTCCCTAGAAAGTTCCAGCAAGGGAGCATGCCGCCCCACCCAAATGGACGGGACGGGTTTTCTGCCATACCTAGAGGGGACGCAGACTGTGACATCATCGGAATGCCCGGTTTTGATTCGGTATAGCTTTGACTCTCCGATTTTTTTCCTTTCTATTGTTTTCATCTGGTTCGTGTTTTCGGTGTTATAGTCCTTGCGACCACTTTTCAATCAGGCGCAATGCACTGGTTTCCCGCCGCCGCCGGACTGCCCAGCGGACGGCGAAAAAAAAAACCACTGGCAGGCTGAAAATCACAAGGAAAAACAGCGCGAGACAAGTAAATAGTAGGATGGGGAAGTCTATCTGGAACATGGCAGGTGTTTTTTGATTGTTTTCATCAGGCGGGTTAGCGTTCCTGGTATCACGGGATTCCGATAGGCAAGACTTGCAAGCGCAATGTCTGCCCTGATTTGTGCGGCAGATTTACGGGACTGCCGGATTTCCCACTGGTTTGTTTTCATCGTTTCAATTTTTTCGGGTTCACTCGTCACAATCGGAGGCACGTTTTAGGGACCAACCACGCAGGCTAGCGTAGATGCGGGCGGCGGCGGCAGTGGCAAACGGTGGCGTGCTGGGAATCGCCCCGCCGGAATAGCTTCCGAGTTCCCATGCTTTATTTTTTCTGTACAAAATAACTTTCGTTTTCATGTTTTTATCGGTTCGTGTTTTACGAGATTTCAGCTTCCATTCCGTGATTTGACAGCACCCGTTGGATCACCGGGACGCTTTCAAGCCAAGTCTTGCCGATAAACCTTTCATATCCGTTAGGGTCCACTAGCGTCCACCCGTAATTGTCCCGGTAGAACTTCCAAGTGAAGTATTTTCCGTTATCTTGCCCGCTGCCGATATATTTGGCGCGGATTGATGTTTTTTTGATGTTTTGCGTTGTCATTTTTTTATCGGTTCGATTTTCTGGGTTGGACTGCATAATCCATTGCCTCTATGCGGGTAATGGAAACGTCTCTGGGTTTCGCGCCCACCTCGGTTGCGACCATACGCTCTGCCCCGCGCCATGATGGTTTTGGCTGCATATAGTAGCGAATAAATGAATATGTTCTTTCGCCAATGGCGATTCGATTGCCCTCGTAAACATGGGCGGTAATGTTGATCAGTTGTTTTCTCATGTTTTTATTGGTTCGTGTTTTTCGTTGTTTCGGTGTCTCAAAAAGCGGATGCCAGAGTTAAGGCAAGCCATAGCCCGCCCGCGCCTAGTATTGCGCCCGCCAATATCCTGGCAGCCTCCCGCCACCCACACCCTGCCCAGCGTAAACCGGGCAGGGTAATGGCAATGGCAAGCAAGGTAGCAATCAAAGCGGGCATGTCCCCTCCTCCTCTACCATGGTTTCGGGTTCCTCTTCCCGACAAAGCGGACAAGGGGACGTTTTACTTGGCCAGC